CTATTCTCATGGGTTTAGAACACTTAGGACAACACAATGGGAGAACCACCATCTGCTTAAATCTGTCCAGCTTAGTAACAGTTTGCTTTATGCCATTTGAGATTGTCCAGCTGCGCCCATTCTCTTCCCATACGTCGCCTTCTTTGTGCTCTTCAATCTTCTTTTCCCATCCGGCTAACACTTGAGTTTTGTCTCCTGTCCTTTTAGTGATGATGTTTCTCATCCTTTGAACGTCTTTTTTGGAGAACTCTTTCTTCAAAACTGTTTCTTTCATATTTCTATTTTATAAGTTGTTTTAGTAAGTTATCTTTAACGCTCTCGTATATTAATTCGTAACGTTTGCCGAACTCTCTCATTAAAATACCGGCAACTATATTGGCTTCGTCTTCCACCGGTGATCCTGTCTCTCCTGATTTACTGTACAATAATCCAAGTTCGTTTTGTCTGTGATGCGTTAATTCGTGACCCAGAGTTCTTAGGACATCAGCTAAATTTCTGTTAGCTATATACATTACTATTGACTTTGTTTCGTTTGTATACTCACCAAAACTGTGTCTGGCTAATACCCAACTTTTGTCTTCAATAAAAGTCATTTTAGGAAGTTGCTCTATCTTTAAATGATAAGCGGCGAAATCAATGAATTCCTCTATTAGTTGTATGCGTTGTTCTGTAGTCATTAGCTTGCGAATGATGTTTCTAATCCCCTAACTATGAAGGATCCTGTTATTTTAAATGGTTCGTTGGATATTGCTTTATCTCTCACAACTATTCCCTCTTGTTGATCTACAGGGCCCAACGGACTTGTCATTGACTTTAATAGTACGTCCCCAAGTTCCATGGTAGCTTCGTATATAACAAAAGAGTCTATTGCTATTTTTGCGTCCTTAGGATCTGCCACTAATTCTGTGACAGGAGTACCATTCTTAACTGCCAAGAATACTTGCTTACTTAATGCGTCAACAGTTTTACCGTTCTTTAGTTTTAATTTAACGCCCTTTGTATTTTTTGCTTGATCCAACCATGCTTTTAAGCTTTTAGTTTCTTTTTTGCCCTTTGCAAGCACCACAGAATAGCTCTTTGATAATGCTGAATTAAAATTAGGCGTCTTAGAAAGCTTTGCTGGAATTGAAGATAACACTTCAAATCCGTACTTTTTGGCTACTGGTTGTATTTTCTTTATTAGTGACTCTAAAACGTCTTTAGAATAAGGAATTTCGTGAGTAGATCTTGATTTTTTTCCTGGATTTTGTTGTATTTCTAATAGGTTGTGTATCGCCAAAAAGTTTTTACCGTAATCCTGCACATTGGTTTTGCCCTCTACGTATTCAATATTAAAAAGTATGTTGGGATTTTTGATCATTCCCAATTGATTCAATTCATCTTTAATTAACGGAAGGGATTTGTTAAATATGTCTAATACTTTTCCTCCGACTTTTATCATTCCGTGCCCAGGAGTTTCAAATCTAGCAGGTAAATCCGCTTTAGTAACTCCTTTAACGTCCAATTCTTTTGAAGATCCTCTATCTATCACGAACTCTCTTTTGCCATCTATATTACCGAGTCTTATAGAAGCATTTACGCCGTCTATTTTTACTGGTGCTGGATTTTTTTGTAAGAATTTTGCAGTTTTATCAAATACACTTATCAAATCTTTACCAGTATTGACTCCGTTGATATCGAAAGGATGCGCCATGTGGCCGCCTGCACCACCCTCCATTAGTAATGCCCTAAAAAGAGAACTTAATACAGTAGTTTCTTTTAGTGGTTGCGCTGAGAATTTTTGTTTCATCAGTTTGGCCAACTTTTCGTCCCACCAACCAAATACACCCTCAAAATTTTTCTTATATTGACTTGCTGTGGTTGGCATCGATAACGCTTTTCTTATGTTTGTACCGCTCATTTCACCAACTCCAGGAATATCGAAAGATTCGTGAGGAGCAACAATTAAATATCCATGCTGAGTGTAAGGTTTCATTGTAGTGTCCTTACTATATTTTCTAAAATAAGAGTCTGTGCCGTCCTTTTTCTTACCGATTACGAATCTTGGATCCTCTTGCATGTCTTTTTGACCGACCATGAATACTACTGCGGTAGTTTTTGGATCGTACTTAGAAGTAATTTCTTCTGCTTTGTAAGGATTTTTAACTTGTACTACTTGATTTCCAAATCCGTATTTAGATATGATCGCCTTTTTCTCTTGGAAATTTAATGGGCTCTTTGGGGGAGCTACGGTATTAGTGGTTGCTATGAACGTATCGGCGGCTCCAAACTTGGACTCTAACCATTTAAAAGCGGCAGCGTGATGTTTACCGAAAGGTTGAAATCTGCCAGGATAAATAGCTATAACTGTCTTGATCACGTTAAATTCCATCGAATTTTCTTAATAAATATGACTAAAAGTGCTCTATTTTAGACTTACCTTTGATCTTATTGATCTCTATGTGAGAATCCACAACGTCTCTCATAGAATCTATGTGAGATATGATCATAATGAACTTAAATTGTGTCTTTAAATAGTCAAAAAGCATAACCATTGAGTTTAAATTGCTAGAATCCAATGCTCCAAAGCCTTCGTCAATCGCTAAGAAATTTGGTTTTGGAAGGGAAGATACATTGATTAAAGAGGTTCTAATCGCCAAGCTTGCCACAAATTTTTCCATTCCTGAAGTTAATTCCAGCGGCCAAAAGTCATCTTCTGAATACGCTATGTACGCGTTTATAGACTTATCTTCTGCTTGCAACACTATAGAAAAATCAACTATCTGAGAAAGAATGTTATTAATTTCCTCTTCTACAGAAGGTATGATGCTCGCTATTAACAAATGCGGTATACCGTCCCTATGGGTCGCTGTTAAATACTGTTGATAGTCCTTAAATTGTCTCTCTAAATCTTTGACTGTGTCAATTGATTTCTGATAACTGTCCCTATTTTTCTCTGCCAATTTATACTCAATGGTAGCGTTCGTAATTTCTTTGTTTATTAAATCTACAGTTGCCTCATTGCTTTCCTTTTGAAATTGCAATCTAGCTATTTCTTCATTTATGATTTTATTTTTCTTTATTGATTCTAAATGAGTATAATAATCGCTTATAGAAGCTTCTATTTTTAGTAACTCATTGTCTACTTCAATACCTTTTGTGCATATTTTATTAATTTCCAATTCTAACTTAGACTTTTCCATTTCTGACATTCTAAGCGATGAAAGCATGTCGTCGTACTTAATTTTTTGGTCTTGAGCTTTACTTAAAGCTTGCACTTTTTCAATTAACGCTTTTGCCTCTTCTTCTAAAGATTCGAATAATAACGTCTCTTGTGCAATGTTTGCTTTAGTTTCTATCGCATCTTTAACAAAGACATTATTCATACAAAAAGAACAATTCTCGTCGTATTTTAGCTCCGCCAATTTTTCCATTTTCTTTTTATTGTTAAATAAATTGGCCGATGCTTTAGTTAATTCTAAATTCTTCTTTGTTAAAAGCTCCCTATTTATTTTCCAATCTTCTACTGACTTTTTAAGCTCCTCTAAGTCTATGGAAGACAACTTTTCTTTCTTGGATTTTATCTCCTCTTCTACCTCTTCTAAACTTAATTTCTTATTAGAAAGCGTTTCAGCTACTTTAAGTTTATTGCTTTCTGCGCGGTCTTTTTTAATTTTAAGAGCCTCTATGTCTTGAATTTCTGAGCTTATTTTAATTAATTCTTTGGTCTTTTCAATTATTTCCGCGTTTATATTTTCTACGGCTTTTAAAAACAAATCACGGTTAATGGTCTCTTCTTCTATGGAGATCTCAAAAGTTTCCATATCAAATTTTGCCTTCTTTAAAAGCTCTTGATAGTCTTCCTTTTGATACTGCTTTAATAAAACGGACAGATCCCTTGATTCGTTATTGGCCAATTGGTACAGTTCTTCGTACACGTTTATGTCTAAGAATTGAGAAAGTAGGTCTTTTCTATCACTCTGTGACATATCAATGAAACCAGTATTATTGTTCTGAACAGATAACGCTGTTAACACGAAATCCTCGTAATTTCCCATTACGGTTCTAATATTTGCGTTAGTGTCGCTACGATCTTTTCCGTTTAAGGACACTTTTTCGTCTCCCTCTTTGTAGTAAAAATCCACGTTTACCTTAACGTTACCGTGTTTTTGCTTTGTTCCTCTTCTTTCTATGCAATATTCTTTTCCATGAAGTTCAAAGATCAATTTACAATAAAAATTTGACGATTGATTATTCATTACTTGACCCGCTTTAGTAGTCTTTGAACATTTATCAAAGATACAATACGTAATAGAGTCTAATAAAGTCGACTTACCACTAGCATTTGGAGCAAATATACCATAAGTTCCTTCCATGTTAGAAAAATCTATTACATTTCCCTTACCGTAAGAAAACATATTGTCGAATATAAACTTCTTCGGTATCCACATAGAATTTCTTGGAACTTCCGATTTGGACAATAGCTTATTTAAGTTGGTATTTATCTCTAAAACCCTTTTCACCGATTCTACATCGTCCCCAAAAGTGTCCTGTAAAAAATCAGCCAACACTGTATTCTGATATTCAACGTCCCTAACGTCTATGTTATGAAGTCTTTTTTCTACTCCTTCTGAACTTGAAAAGTCGTTTACTTTCTGTATGGAAGCTTCAATTACGTTTCTTTTTTGTTTTATGTCGGCTATTATGTCTTTAATTACAGACTGTGTTGTATGTTTGTACCTAACTCTAAGATAGAGATTCTCTGGAAGGTACGAAGGCAATGGTTCGTAGATCCCTGACTCAACTTGGACTGTATAAAATGCTGTGTCATTGTTTATTTCTACGTACTCCGCTTTCTTATTTTCTAAGTCCCAAACGTATATTCCCTTACCTATTGTCTCTCCGTGATTTTGTTGAATTAGAGATCCTGGATAACCTATCGTTTTCTCCGCGTTTAGGAATTGTCTTGTGTGAATGTCTCCCAAAAGTACTACGTCAAATCCCTTAAAATCAGAAATTTTAAGGGTTTGATCTAATAATTGTGCGTTCTCTTTTATTTGAACACCGGTGACAGGCCCATGATATAGTGCTATCTTATAATCTCCTTTTATTTTATTTGCTTTTGTGTACTTATCCTCTTTATCGAATACAGACCAGTGAGTAAATGTCTTATCCGCTATTTTAAAGCATCCAGTATCTTTAACGTACATTAAATTAGGTTCATTCAAAGCATTAACAATCGGAGTCAATGCGTCCATTCTGTGCGCGTTATTCAAATTCGCGTCGTGATTACCAGGAATCATCAATACAGGCCCTATTGAACACAGATTACGTAAAAAAATGTGTACCATCTCTACCAACTCAGGAGTTACATCTGTTTTAGAGTGCACGATGTCTCCTGTCAATACTATCAAGCTGTCTTCAGTAAAAGTACTTTTTATGTATTGATTAAGTCTCTCAAATACTCTATTGTATTCTTCGTGTCTTTTAAAATTTCTTATGTGTACATCGCTTATGTGATATACTCTATTAAGTTTTTCTAATGTAAGCGTATTTTTTATTTTGTGCATATTATTTTCCAATTTGTAATCTTCTCAAAAGAAGATCTCCAAACGTTAGTGGTTTTGCTTTTTGCAATAATTGAGTCATTTTTTCGAAGCCCAGATCACTTGGGTCCTTACCTTCCAATTCTATTAAGTACACTTCTTTTCCGTGATCAAGTAGTGTCTGTGAGTACGTCAGCGCTTCCTTGAGCGCATCGTTATCTAATGCTAAATAGACTGTTTTTACTTGGGATTCGACCAATTTTAGCATCAAGGACTTTGGAATCGTTTTACCAAACAAAGGAATCGCGTTTCTTTTGATTGCTATTGCATCGAATGCGCCTTCGCACAAAATTATTGGAACTTGCCAGTTGATAAAATACTCCATGCCTATTATTTCTGTCTTTGTGACAGCCGGTGCATCGTATTTTAAGAACGGATCTTTTTCGAATGACCGCGCAACAAAGTAGTTCAATTTACCGTTTTTGTCGTAAGACGGAACTATCACTTTATTTCTGTACCTTCCAGTTTTACAGTATCCAAGGTTGTATTTTAGTACGTCGGGCGCCTGTATTCCTCTCATTTTTAAATAAGAAACCGCTCTTCTGTATTCCAGCGATCCATCATTTTTTGTAAATGATTCGAATTCTTTTGGAAGAAAAACGCTCTTTTCCCTATCGTCCTCTATCTTTGTAGTATCGCTTTTAAAATAGCTTTTCATCTCCAAAATTCTATCGTTTTCTACCCCAAGCTTTACCAGCAAAGACACAGGAGTCTTGCCCTTTGTCGCAGGATGACACGTCCAACAATTGTATTGTCCACTTTTAACATTAACGACCAATTTTGGTTTTTTATGATTGCAAAAAGGACAATGAAAAGAATAGTCAAATGTGTGACGATCCTTTTTGCCCTTTCCAAGCACGGATTCTAAAAGTCCTAATACGTAGTCGTGTGATTCCATACTAAGCTAATATAATCAATAATTCTCAAATAAAAAATAAAAAACTTTCGTGCAAAAAAATAAATTAGATCACTAAAAAGATATTCTTCTCTCGAATATTTTAGATTATTATATTTAATCTAGTCCTTAGATAATAACCAAAGGGGACGCACCAAGGGGAATGAATATAGATAATATAGATATTAATAGTATAACAGAAGAAGATATAGACACTATATATGCTTATTTAGAACTGGAATTTAAATCGATGTCCGATGAAGATAAGTTGTTGTGGATAGGTATTATGAAATTAATTGACAAAGAATTTAACGATTATGACAATAGCTACGCTGAAGGATTGCAATAGATGTAGTAAATTGAAGTCTGAATTGACTTCTATTGGAATTAATTTCCAAGAAATAGATTGCGAAAGTTTTCCGGATTTTTGTGATAAATTAGAAGACGTAACAAAAACTTATAGGTATCCAATGATAATTAAAAATACTGGAACTACTAGAGAACTTCACTACGTAACAGATTCTTACCAAGATCTTAAATTGTCCGACGATAAAAGAAGCATGTATATTCTTAAACCATACTTTTCTCTTGAACAAATGATAGAGAATTTAAAACAAACAAAATGAAACACAAAGAATTAATTATTAGAAAATTTAACGAGTTGAACAACATTTTATCAGTTCAAGACTCTTCAATCTCTAGATTAGAACATCCTGACATTCTTAAACAGCAAATAGAAAGAATGAGAATTAAAATGAACGAAATCGAAGTGTTACTTAACAACGAAGATCAACAACAATTTAATTAAACAAAATAAAGGTTATGAAAACATTAACAGCTGAGCAAATACAAGAGAATTTAGCCAAATTCATGGGATTCATCAAAAAGTACATCTCTCCAGAAAGAGCTCATAAACTTTTAGAATTTTACGAAAAAATAGAAATAAATCTAGCAACTTCTCCAGCGTCAAGTAAAATTAGTCATCAC